TTGGTCCAGTACAGTTCGCCTCATTTAATATTTCATTTACAATTAAATCAAATTTATTGTTCATAATATTATTTACACAAAACACATTATAATAAAATATCCGCAAATGTAAAATTCTAAAGATAAATATTGTTATAAATTATGTCATCAAGAATTATAACATCACCTGGAGTTCAAATCAACGAAATTGATCTAAGTTTAATTAGCAGACCCCTCGGTTCAACCGACGTTCTTATTACCGGATTTACGGATCAAGGACCAACGGAAGATTTTGTTAATATTGGAAGTGTTTCAGAATATGAGCAAGTTTTCGGCGTTCCAACTAATGCAGCTGAAAGATATTTATATCATACCGCAAAACAAATATTATTAAATTCTCCTGCAAATTTGATGGTGACTAGACTACCATATGGTTCTGGTGGTGGCGAAGGATATACTAATACATATAGTGCTTTAGTATATCCAATAAAAAACATAGGTGTTGGTTCTGACATTTATGGTGTTACTTCATTTGTTTTAACAGCGTCTGGTTCAAATTACACATCAGCACCAAGTGTTGAATTTTTAGGTGGTACTACAAGTGGTCAGAATCCAGTTGTTAAAGCTACAGCTATTGCAAAATTAGGAGATCCTGCTAATCCAACTACTGCTGGAAAAGTTTCTTCTGTACACATAACATCCCCTGGATATGGTTATGATTCATCTCCCAGTGTTCAATTTGTTGGTGGTGGGGGAAGTGGAATAAACACAACAGTAAACGTTTCAAAAATTGGTGAAATAACAAACGATTATTCTACTAGTAATCAGTTTGAACTAGATGCTCCAATTTCAATGCTTTTAACTGAAGAACAATACGAATCATTGACACAGAATAATGTCATTTGGAGTCAATCATATAATCCAACAATTACAAACTTTTCTGAAATTGGAAGAGCCGGAATGGTTATCATAAACTCGGCAAAAACATCGATTAATAATTTATACGAAGGTTATTATATTGGAATTTCTGATAATGCTAATGTTAACCCATCTACTGATTTTGATTGTATCACAGCAATTAAAAGTCCAACGTCAATATCTAATGGTGGACAAACATACACTACCGTACCACAAGCTAGAATGAATTTCTCTTTAACGCAAGCCGCAACATCATTTGGTGGATATAGCATATCAAAGGTTATTGAAAACTATCCAACTGGTTATGATTTTGCTTCAACATCATTCAGAGATAGTTTAATTTTAACTGTGTTTAAACTTAAAACATCTCAGTATAACCAAGATACAATCACATTAGAATATAATTTAGTTGAAGGTTATTCCGGTTCTTTATATTCAAAGAGAAAACAAAATAACCCAAATGGTGGAACTCCTAGCAGCTATCATTTAGATACTGTAGTTAATCAACGTTCAAATACAATAAAAGTTATAACAAACCCTTATATTTCAACAACTGGAAATTGGGTTGATGATGACGGCATTCCTTTAAAATCAGTTAGACTTTCCGGTAATGCTAAAAATTTATATGGTACTGGTGTTTATAAATCAGAAACTGATACTACCGCTAAAGACGTTGGTAACGTTCCGTACAAATTACAAAGAATTATAAGAAAGTTAGAAAACGACGACACTTTAAACGTGGATGTTGTTGCTGAAGCTGGTTTAGGTTCTATTTGGGCCGGTGCTAGTATTAGATCGACCGATGTTAATTATACATCAAATGATGCAGTTGAATATGATGAATACTATAATCCAGATTTAGGTGATTTGTTATTAACATCAGGAAATTCAATAGCAAGTGGTAGTGCGGCAACTGCATATAAAGCAATCGGAGATCAATTTGTTACATTTGCAGATAAAACTAGAAAAGATCACGTTTTTATTGCAGATCCTTTGAGATGGATTTTCGTAAAAGGTGAAAATTCTAAAGTTGAAGATACTAAAAATTACATTTTTTCAAATCATGTATATTGGCCTTTGAAAAATCAATTTGGATCAATTCAAAGTAGTTACGTTACAACATATGGTAACTGGATAAAAACCAATGATGCATACTCGAACAAACAAGTTTGGATTCCATCATCTGGATATGCTGCTGCTGTTTTTGCATCAACATCACAACAAACATTCCCTTGGATTGCACCAGCTGGTTTCACCAGAGGCGTCTTAAATGGTGTTAGTGACTTGGCTGTAAATCCAACACAAAAACAAAGAGATTTATTATATAAAATAAATATAAATCCAATTGCATATTTTGCAAATGATGGATTTGTTATTTTTGGTCAAAAAACATTATATAGAAAACCATCTGCATTCGACAGAATTAATGTTCGTAGATTGTTCTTGACTCTTGAAAAAGAAACACAAGCTTTATTAAAATACTTTGTGTTTGAACCAAATACATTTGCAACAAGAAATCGATTGAAAGGTGCATTAATGCCAACATTTGATAAAGCTAGATTGAATGATGGTTTATATGATTATCAATTAATTTGTGATGAAAGAAATAACACACCTGATGTTATTGACAATAATGAATTGAAAATTGCAATTTATATCAAACCAGTAAGAGCATCTGAATTTATTTTAGCTGACTTCATTGCAACTAGAACAGGTGTTGATTTTTCAGAATTAAATGGTTAAGAAATGACGTACTTGAAAGGTAAATATTAATATAACACTATGGCTGGATTACTCGAAACACAAGGTATAGAAAACTTCTACGACGCAGCAATTACAAACGACTTCGCTCGTAATAATTTATTTAGAGTTGTTGCGTTAGGTGGAACAAGATTTTCAATAAATGAATTAATGTATATTACTAGTACAACTCTTCCCGGAAGAGCTATTACAAATATACCAGTTCCATTCATGGGACTTTCTTTTAATGTTCCTGGAACAGCAACTTATCCAAATAGCCAAGGTTGGCAAGTAACTTTTAGAGTTCCTCAAAATCTTTCCATTCGTAGAAAATTCGAAGATTGGACAAAACAAGTATTTGATGATGCTAATAGCACTGGTGCTTATAATATACCAAGTAAAGATGCATCGAATCAAGTAATTATTGCGTTATTAGATAAACAAGGTAATCCGTTGAGAACATATACTCTCTTCGGTGCATATTGTCAAACCATTGGTGATTTAGCATTGAATATAACTACTGCTGGTGAGATATTAGAGCAACAAATTACATTAGCATATCAATATTGGAGATTGGCTAGATAATAAACCATCTAAAGTATAAATATTAATATGTCTACTTTTAGTAATAAAAGTCCGTATTCTTATTATTTAGAACTTTTAGGTTCTTGGCCCACTGGTATATCTTTAGCCAGTCAATGGTTGATTTACTTTGATTTCAGTTCCGTTAATAGTTTGATGGGTAACTTAGAAGATACTCTCAGAGATAGGGAATATGGTTCAACGTGGTCATTAGATAAATCTGTTACCAAATATCTTCTTGATGGTAGACTGCAATACGCCACAAACAATATGACGGGTTGTGTTTTTTCCAGACAAGTACAATTACCATCTGAAACAATTTCTGGCGGTAATGAAGGTCTTGATTATGGTGGATTTATGGCACCAGCAACAGTTGGAAATAGAGAAAAATATCAAAGTCTTTCCGTTACAATGATGGAAACTAATGCATCATTTTTAGATTTAATTATAAGACCTTGGGTTATTTCAGTTGGTTACAATGGATTGATCGCAAGAAGTAAAAATTCTGAAAAATATGTGAAATGTAATTTTGCAGACGTTGTGATGTTTGCTAAAACCGGTTCTTATAGAAAAATGGGAATTAGAAAAATATATAGATTTTTTAATCTTGCTCCAATATCATTACCCGGAGAGACTTATTCATATGCAGAAGAAGGTATGAAATATGGTGATGTTAAGTTTGTATATGATAGATATTCTATTTTGGATGGACAGACTGGAACTTTTATAAATTTGCCGTAAGTTATATAAGTGGAACACTATTCTCAAAAGTTAGATTTACCGTTTTCTAATATATCTTTATCTTTTAGAGAATTAAAAACAAAAGATCAAATATTGCTATCTAAAGCAATTATGTCATTTTCAAATAGAAAAGAAGATTTTTTAAACTATCATAATTTTGTACTTAATATAATATCAAAATGCGTTCAAAATGTTAATGATATAGATAAAATAAACATAATTGAATATGTTTTATTTTTAGTAAAATTTAGAATGATAAGCATTGGAACCAGTGTTAGTTTTTTACTAAACACCGATGGTACTAAAAAAACAAAATTAAAAATTGATTTAAAAACATATTTAACAAATTTATATAATGCATCAATGTCAATAAGAGATGATGAATTGTTAATC